TTGACCCTTCAAAAGATGGTATTGATGCATTTGCTGTAAATATTTTAGATATTACAGATATGAATTTTGAACAAGTTGCGGCAGGGCAAATACAAATAGATTATCTTTTAATGCCAGAATATTTAGTTGAGTGGGGAGAATGGTACAATTTTGCTTTTATAATTATAGAAAATAATGAAGGAGCAGGTCAATCTATTGCGGATACTCTTTTCAAAGTGTACGAGTACGAAAATATGTTCTTTGATGTAAAAATTGATTCAGGAACAAGAAATTTAACAAAAATAAGAAAAAAATATCCTGGTTTCAGAACAACTTCTAAAACAAGAAAATTAATATTGGCTACTATGAAATTGTTCATTGAAAATGGAAATTTAATAATTCATGACAAAACAACAATAGAAGAATTTTTTACATTTATTTTAATTAATGGGAAATACACTGCAGATGAGGGAGCGCACGATGACGCTGTAATGGCATTGGCAATCGCATTTGCGCCGTTTTGTTCAACTAAAAACTTTGCCGATATGAAATTGCTCATAAGTTCTTTATATAAGAAAGAAGAGGAAAATAAAAAAGTTGATATTTCTGAGATTTTTGTAATTGGGGGATTTGATGATGGGGTTGAAATGAATGAAAATTATAAAGATGGTATGGTTAGTGAGTTTGGTGGAGTTGTAAGTTATTATGACACACTAGATATTTCAAATTTTGGTTAAAGGGGATTAAACCCCTTTATGATGAAAGATAGAACTTGGATGTCGTTTTGCTTTCTTTCTATAAATCTTTGCTTTACGAGCAATTGCTGATTTATTTTTCTTGTAATATTTAGCGAGTAACTTTTTTTTCATTTTTCGAGCAGCAACATTTTTATGTTTTTCTCTATCTATCACAGATTTGTTCTTGTCAAAGAAATGACCTTCTTTGAGTTCTTCTTTGTCTTCATCAGCTGAACCAATTTCAAAATCATCGTCTTCAAATTCATCATCTTCCATTAATTCGCCCATTAGAAAATCGCCAACTTCTTGAACTTCATCATCTTCTAATTCAGAAATAAATTCTAATAATTCATCTTTAGTCCAAGTATGAGTGTAAGCGTATGCTTCTTTCAAATCTTCATCTTTTTTGTCATCTTCGTCTTTTTTGTCTTTTTTGTCATCTTTAGAGTCTTTTTTACTGAATGGAAATTTGCCTTTCGGTTTTTTGTCATCTTTAGAGTCTTTGTCTTTGTCAGTATCTTTGTCTTTGTCGCCATCTTTGTCTGCATCTTTAGAGTCTTTGTCTTTAGAGTCTTTAGAATCTTTGCCTTTTAAAAATTGAGGAGGAATTTTTCCTTCTTGAAGTTTTTTGATATAATCTGTGAATTGCATAGTTGACATATTTAGCTCCTTAAGCTTTAATTGATGATTGGCGATTATGTTGCCATTTTTTTGCTAGTTGAGATAGCGCGTGATTTACTTTTGAACAACCCCATTTACCAGAAGCAGTTTTGCCAGCTGATAATTTACGTTTTGAACATTTTTTATTCCAAGCATTTTTAATTCGATTTAATCTTTTAAATTTAGGATTGCGCTTTTTCTCTCTAGCGGCCTTTAGTCGTTCTCCAGGAGAAATGTGACCACGTTCTGTAAGGCTTTCAAAATCTTCTAAAGATTCATCAAGCGCTTTTGCAATTTCTTTAGTATCTGAACCATCTGCAATTGCAGATTTAATTGCTTTATCTCCTTCAATTTCCTCAGATGCATCATCTTCTTCACCAATTTCGAGAGGGTCCATTAGAATAGAAGAAAGGACATCCATAAGCTGAGCGAAGGTTTCTTCATCAAGCGTTTGAATAAAGTCACAAAGTTCATTTTTCTGATCTTCAAATGTTTCTTCTGCTTCAACCAATGGTTTCAAATATTCTGAAAATTTCGATTTCATTAAGTTTCCTTTTATTATGATATTGTAATAAATCTATTTATAAAACCTAAATTTTAAACTTGCATCTTTCAAAGTGCCATTTTTTCATTGATGAAATTCCTCCAACCTTTTCACAATAAGGACATTTTACAACTTTTTGTGGTAAGCCTCCTTTAACAAATCCATCAGGTATTTTTTCTCCATCCTTTATGGATATTTCGTTTAACCCATTATTATATTTATGACCTTGAAGTAATCTACCATCTACAAAACCATCAGGAACTAACTCTTCGCGCGGAATAAATTTTTCAGAAACTCCATTATTAATCCATTTTGAATCAAACCTACAATTTGTTTCTTTTGAATTCATATAATTTTTTCTAAACTCACATAGTGATTTTCCGGTAGTATTTTTCCACTCATCTGTGGACATTGTCTTTAACATTTTTTCTGTTGAAGTTTGATAAATTGTTTTCCCAGTAGATTCGTTAATTTTGTTCTTTGTATCTCTTGCAACTAGCCCTGCTCGTTGGTGACCATTTAAGCCATTTTCATCAATATCTCTATTTTTTGTTTTAACTGAATTTGCACCTGATCGTTGGTGAGAATTTAAGCCATTTTCATCAATATTATTAAGTGAACTATCTCTTAGGTTTTTTATCATTTCTAATTTTGTTGTTGTTTGCCACAGATATGTATTTTTTGTTTTACTACTCTTTTTTCCAATTCTCTGATGACTATTTAAACCATTTTCATCAATATTATTATTCTTTGTTTGAATTCCTTTGACTAAAGATTCTTTTGACAGCATATAGCCTGTCGATGTTTGATTAGTTTTATTATAAAAGGATGGATTATTTCTAACATCAAATTTGGCATGAAGTTTAATCTCATGAGCAATAGCGTCTTTTGGAGTATTAAATATTTTAATTACCTTATATTTGTATAAATGAGGATTTTCTTTTTGATCTCGAATAAAATCTTTATCTGACGATGAACTAAAATATTTAATTCCAAGTTGCGATTTAGGCAACTTGGTAGCTGTTTGCTGTGAGTATTTTGAGCCATAATAATGCTTGTTATCTTTAATATTAGTTATTCGATAAGTATAATAAAAATATGGTTTAAATGAAAATGTTTGCATAATTTATTATACCCCCTAAATATCTGAGAAATCAAAATCGTTCATTGCTGTTACATCATTTAATGTTCCAGTTTCCTCATTAAATGTCAGTGCTTTTTCTACTTCAGGAGAGAGTCCACAGTTAGAAACGACTAGTGTCTTAAATCTCATTCTTGTATAGTCAATACCCATTACCCACGAGTCTGTTATACCAGTAAATCTGTTCTTGGTTACTTTGAAGATTATTTCATTTCTTTCTTTCATTTCTGCTGTCTGAAGTAGTAGAACAATAAAGTCGGCTGTCATTAAAATTCCTGCTGATTCTGAGATTGATGAATTATCAGCATCTTCTTGATTAATAGCAGAACGATTTAACTGAGCAGGAGAAATAATAGGGATTCCTTCAATAACAGCAATAGAGCGGACTTCTTCGGTTATAGATTTTAAATATCCATAAGAACCAATGTTAGGAGAAACTCGGTCTGACTTCATTAATCCCAAATAGTCAATTAAAATAATATCAAATACAATACCTTTTTCTATTCTATAAGAGTCCAATAATCCTTTAAGCATTAATGAAGAGAATACACCAGGAGCATATTCTTTTGTATATAACTTACCTAAACCACTAAGAGCCGAGTGTTTAGCAAGAATGATACTTTCATCTAAGCTTCTTAAATCATTTATAGGCAAATCAAGTGCATTAGCATCAATACGTTTTACTGTTTCAAAGTCTGACATCTCAAGAGTAATTAATAGAATTTTTTTACCTTGAAGTAAGAATGAAGTTCCTAAATCTGTCAATAATAAACTTTTACCAATCCCTGGAGGAGCTGCGATAACAGATAAAGTCTTAGGCAGAAAACCTGCTCCAAGTCTTTTATCTAAATCTGCGTGAAGTGTTAAATGACCAAAAAGTTTTTGTTGGTAGTATTCAATACGCTTTTTAATATCATCAAAGTCAAGACCTAAATCTGTATCAATTCTTACCTTTTGAGCTTCCTCCATCATAGAGTAAGCTTTCATTTTTAGCTCTTCTGAATTCTTTGCAATACCATCAGCACCTATAATAAGAGCATCTGTAATCATTCCATTTTTAATAAATGCAATTGTTTCTTTAATAAGGAACTCTTCATTTACAATTGGTTCCATTGGAACAATAGTTTTAAGATTTTCTACAATAAGAGCTTTTAATTCAGAGCTTGGTATATTTCTTGCTGAAGCAACAATTTCAGGAACATTTGGAGCTTTTGAATAAGTTATAAAATATTCTTTAATAATTTTATAAATTTCTTTGTTAGCAATATTACCGAAAGATTTTTCTGTTAGAATACCAGAAACTAACCCTAAGAATCTATTATTAACCAATAGGTTCTTTAGGAGAACCTGTTCAAAATTAGCAATCTTTTCCATTTAATTCCTTAGATGTTCTATTATTTTCTACTTCTATAATTATACTATGAATCTCTTTAAATTTTTCTATAATTGTTAAATTTGAAGTAACATCAACTTGCATCGAAAAACTCCAAAGGTGTCCTCGTGTTAGGCCTTTTAACATACGTTCTTTAATTTCAAGTACAACATCAGGAGAAAAACCTGTTTTACTGAATCTTATACGAAGCGCTCCAAAAGAAGATGCACAGACGAATACTTTTTTGGATTGTAATTCTCTTTCAACAATATAGTTAAAATAATCATCTATAAAGGCACAAGAGATACCAGCAGATGGTGAAAATATAGTGTTCTTCTTAAGAGCTTTTTGATAAAATTCTTCTGCTTGTTCTTTATATAATGTACAGACTTGTACAAAATCGTGAGGTAAACCATAATTTCTATCAATCAATCTTTGCATTATTTGCATTCTTCCTGATGCCCAGAAATAATTGTTTAAGTCATTTGCTAATGGGAAAATAGGTGACTCATCTCTCCAAATATCAAAAACATCAATAACCTTAATAATTTTTAAAAGATTCGAGTTATCTAATTTAAGAGCCTTGTAAGTTCCCATTGCTCCACAAATTTCTTTATCGTGGTGTACTTTAAAATCGGCTGTTTCTAAACCATCAAAAAATCCATCAGGATACATATGATGGTCCACATAAATAACAGGAATACTATGCTCTGAACAAGTTAATTTCAGAGAATTTAAAAGTTCAGGAACTTCAGAAAAAGAAATATCCGTAATCATCAGAAGTTTAATATCTTCTCGTTGAGCTTTTATTCTATCTTCAATGTCATGTACAAGTTCTTCTAAATTTTTATAATTTGTATTATAGTAATCAATGTTTTTAATTTTTGAGAATTTTTCGTGAATACAAAGTTGACAACCAACTGCATCCAAATCATTATGGGAAAGCGATAAAATCATTTAGAACCTTTCAGTATTTTTGGATAAATTTCAGGGAAATCATTAAGTTCTTTTTCAATTTTTTGAAGCTCTTCTGTTGTTAATAGCTCAAGATATGCTTTTGCTGTTTGTATTGAAGTATTGTAGTATCTTTGAATATTCTCTAATGTAGGAGTGACATCTTTTATTTTTTTAGGATATGCAATATATTTTATTCTCCCTTGAATAAATGCCTGTAAAGCAATGAACTGGGCAGATAAAGGGACATAAGCGTGAACATTAAAAAAGTTCACTGCTTGAATAGTTCTTGGGTCATTTGATATCCATCTTCTAAAAGTAAAATGACTAACTTTTTGAAGTTCTTCTGGTGTTACTCCTTTTGTTGTGAGCACTGTTTGCATTATTTTAAACATTCTTATCCTTTTCTTTATATATGATTATATAACATTTTTACTTAAGGTTTTACTCAATGTTTCAAATATAATCTTCTGGAAATTGTTCTTTAAGTTCTTTTTCTATTGCTATTTTCAGAGTATTAAAGTATTTTAAACCTTTTGGATTTTCTAATTTTTTAAGTAAATTTTTAATATCATTATATTCTCCGGTAGAGACAAATTCTGTCTTAACCCCATTAATAAAAAGAAATGTTCTGCCTATAGTTTGAAGATTTATCATTGAAGATACTTTTCCGCCGTTTGAGTGAGACAAATCCATTTCGACAAATATTGGAGAAAATGGATTGACAGAAGTGTCATGAGAAAACTCTAAAAACATTCCATCTATTAATACTATATTGTTTATTTGATCAATCATATAAAATACTCCGGGAACTCTTCTTTGAGTTCTTCAATTGTTGTTGAAGAACATTTTGTATAATACTTTGTTTTCCTTAGCTGTGTTATCGACGATTTTTGCCCAGTCGTAGAATCTTGTATATTTGCATACATATCATATTCATTTACAATACGAGTAACTTTATAAATCATTATACAATAGTCTACATGTAGATACGATGGAGGATAAACCCTAAAACAATAATCATCAACTATCATATAAACACCTCTGGGAACTCTTCTTTGAGTTCTTCAATTGTTGTTGAAGAACATTTTGTATAATGACTCATTGTTCTTGGATATAACCAATATTCATTAAGACTGGATGAAGTATATATAAGCTTTGCTAGAATTTTAGGAGGTTCATCTACAATTTCATCTACAATTTCAGTTACTTGATAAATTGATATAATAAAATTGAAATTTGGCTTATGTGCTGGATTACAATTAAAACAATAATCATCAACTTTTAACATACTGATCCTTTAAATAAATACCTCAGGAAACTCTTCTTTGAGTTCTTCAATTGTTGTAGAAGAACATTTTGTATAATGACGTGTTGTTCTTATCAATGACCAAGTTACTTTTGGCAATTTTGATGATGTAGTGTCTTGTGTGATCGCGAAAAAATTAGATTCATTTACAATTTCAGTGACTTGATAAATTGTTATATAAGTTCTAACATTTGGATTAACATTGCTATAAACTCTAAAACAATAATCATCAACTATCATATAAACACTTCAGGGAACTCTTCTTTTAGTTCATAAATCGATCTTGAAGAACATTTTGTATAATGACTTATTGTTCTTGGCTCTTTCCATTTTACTTTTGGAAAGTTCGGTGAGGTAGTAGATTGTGGAGTCGCGTAAAATTTATATCCATTTAAAACATGAGTAACTTTATAAATTATTATAGAAGTTCTTACATTTGGATTATCTGCATTAAAAATTCCAAAACAATAATCATTAACTTTTAACATAGTTTACCTTTAAAGTTTTAAGATACTATATTATATCCAAATAAACTTAAAATCAAATTAAAAATTCTGGATAATTTTCTTTCATAAACTCTAATGTACAAATATCGTCTATAAAATCGTTGTTCATTCTATTCAATTCTCTTCCGTTGGCGCTATTTGTATAATAATACAAATAAAAAAGAGACTCTTTATAATCTTTTATTTTTTCATATTTTAGAATAGAATTATAAAACATATCACCAATTTTAATATAATATTTACTGCTTTTCTTAATCTTGTGTAGATACTCTTTTGTTATCATATGAAAAACTCAGGGTATTGATCTTTAGCTTGTTCATATGTAAGAAGAAACTCATTACGATGTCTTGCCATTCTTGTTAATTGGTATTTCCTAAAAGGAGTTTCTTTATATTCATAAAATGTTAAATCATAAATACAAAGTCCAAAAGCATCAGAATATTCTGATGAAAGTTTCTCTACAACATTAAGCTTATTTTTATAATAAAAAAATTTTTCCATTTTTCATTTTACCAATCGTCCAAAGATGCTGTTGTTCTTTTTAAGTCATATCCTAAAGGAGCTGCCATAATCTCAAGAGCTGCTGAAAAGTATTTTTCATAGTTCAAATCAAAATCAACATATTCTCTAAAAGGTTCTAAGAATGCTCCATCCAAAAAGCCAATAACATTTGAATTAAAAGGATTAGGAGAAATTAGATAAGCCATTTTGATTTTATCATCTGGTTGAATAAGATTAAATTTATCTTCCAAATTATTTGAAATTATATAGTTGTTATAAACTATTGCAGCTCTGGAATTAATAGGAACTGTTTCAGAACCTTTCAACTCATAATCAATTCTTGTAACCCCTGATGTTTTTGAGATATTATTTAAAGGTTGTTTAACAAACTCTTCTTTAATCTCTTTAGCCCAGTACTGAATATCTTCTTTTGTTCCATCAAGTAACATATCAAGTGCATTGTCTTTAAGCTCTTTTTTAACAAAAGAAGGAGTAGAAGAACGAGCAATTTCAAGACCAATTACTTTCATTTTTGGTTCATTATATCTTACTCCTTCTGAGTCAATAACTCTTGCAAAATATTTCTTCTTAGCACAAAATATTCCCTTATCTGCAATAATCTCTCTATCGGCTCCAATAGCTTCTTTTTCAAATGCATTTAAGTCTTTTGCAAAATTATCAATACATTCTTGAACAACTGGATTAATATTTGTTTTAACAAAATTATCAACCCAGTCTGTTTTTTCTTGAATAGTAGCTTGTTTATCTTTAAAGAATTCATCAACAAATAAATTTAAAGTAAAATACACTGAGTTGTGAACACAAATATTATTTGCAAAAAAATTATGGTTATCATCTACTTCGATGTCATAAACCCACTCTTCACAAATTCCCAAATCTTCTATTTCAAAATCATCAAATATTTCCATATTTATCCTTTATATATTGTACCGTATGTTTAATTATATCTTCTTTGTTATTAAGATAATCTGATTCCCATATTATTAAGATATCAAACCCTAAAGAGATTAATTCATTATTTTTTATTTTATCAAATTCCCATATTTCCTTAGCAGTTATTTCTTTATTAAATGGGTTAGGAGTATCATTTTCGGAGTATTTTGTTGGTCTTGCATGAAACATATCACCATTAAATTCGATACAAAAGTTTAAAGTTGGTATCACAAAATCATATTTAAAGTAACGTTTAAGAGATTTGCAATATTTACCAAATTCTTTATTTTTTGTAGCATGATAACTTTCTAAATTTAAATGCTTGTCTAACTCATTGAAAAATTCAACAGATGATTTTGAATAAAAATTACTACTTTTGTCCATATATTCTAAATACTTTTTCTCGCCATCATCTCCATATTTTTTAATAAAGTTTTCTAAAGTTTGTGCCTTTTGTTTATTGACTTTTAACCACTTTTGTTCTCCTTCATCGCCGTATTTTTCAATGAAATACTCCAACGTGTTAGTATATGATTGTCGAACACAATAATTTTCCCAAATTTGTAATCCTTTTGCTTCTCCGTGCCTTGCAATACAGTTTTCTTTTGTTACAGCTCGAGAAGAATTAAATTTTTTAAATTCTTCGTCTGTCATTCCTTTATACTCTTGAGAATTTGAAACAGATTGCTTATTCCTATATGAGTCCCATCGTTTAATTCCTTCATTCTCTCCGTACATTAGTAACATTTTTTCTTTTGTCACTACATTTTTAATCATCCTTAACTTTTTTACTCTTTCAAAAATATCATAAACAGAATTCGACTCGACAAAACGTGAAATATGACCGAAAGCAGTATCAATTGTAGATTCCTTAAATTCATTTTCATCCCAATAAGAGCGAATTTTTGTCCATTCGCTCTTAATGTAGTTTAAAATTTCATCATTTACTTGTAATTTATCCCATTTAGGATTATATTTTTTCATTAATTACCTCCGTATCTCTAAAATTATATTATTTATAATTTTATGATTTTGTCGGTTTTTAATATTTCTAAAGGTTTAACAGAAATAAATACATTGTTTCTTTTGATTATTACAGAATGATCTTCAGTAACTGTTACTTCGTCGCCTCTGTGTTTAATTTTAAACATTCTCTTTTTAACCTTATGTTTCATCACATAATTTATTCTCTTTGATTCTATTTTTCCAGTGGTCATATTTAAAGATTCGGCGAAAATACTTGAGTTTAGATGTTTAATATAATTATTTTCTCCTCTGATTTCTATTTCCCCTTTGAGGTTATCAAACAAGTTTTCTATTTTAATATTCCCTTCTGAAGTTGATACTTTTGAAGAGCCAACGACACTATCCGTGTCACCTGCTACAGTGAACTGATTATCATATCCTAATTTTTCTGACAATCTTAAATTAATAAGATTCCCTAAGCTTGCAATAAAGTATCTACCATTTCCAGTAATTGCTTGTGCCATTGCTTGATTAAATAAAGGGAAATGACGATTTCCTAAAGCTCCATAAAGCGAATTAATGCGCAATTTAGCTGACATTTGTTGAGTGTTAAATAGAGATTCACCATCTTCTGCTTCTTTAAGTAGAATCTTTAATTCATCTATCGAGAGTTCTTTGAGTTGTTCTTCAGTGTATTCGAGTACATTCATTCTTTCTCCTTAATTAAATTTTTAATTAGTAATTTTTTCTTCTCATATTCAAACTGTGTTTGTTTAGCCTTTTTGCGGTTTGCGTAAATCTCTTTAATCATATTGGGAACTATTCCTGAAGAATCTGCTTTAAATACTGCACCGTTTATTCCTAGACAAAGATTGTGTTCTCTGAGTTCATCCGATACTTTATCTAAAATATCTCTTGGTATTTCTAAACGCTTGTCTTCATCTTCATCATTAAAGTATCTTAAAATATATTCTTTGAGTTTAGGAGGTAAATCATAAATAGGAATATATTTTTCTGGAGACATATTAAATGCTCTCATATTTGATGGGTACATGGAATTTACGTCGACACTAACTAACCATTCGTGCTTACCAATAGTTGGGTCTGTAACTCTTCCACCTTTAATCTGAATCTCTTCAGATGTTCGTTCTGTCTTTTCAATAATCTCTTTATTTTTATAACCAGTGTTGGCAATAAATTGAGACCACGGTTTAACTGTTCCTAAAGTATCTGAAAGTAAAATACCAGCATCTTCTGCTAGAATTACCATTAAGCTCGTAAAATTACTTTTTCTGTCTATCTCTTTAATAAGATAGGTGTCTATAATACCATAATAAACAAATTCAGAATGAGCAATTAATTTAACTAAATTTGAGTATTTTTCATCATTAGTTTCAATCCAAGCTGCAGAAGCTTTAAAAATATTTGATTGAAGTTGTTCAGGTG